AAGTTTGAACCAATCGTCAGTACCTGGTTCTATGTTTTTTTCTCTCTCGATACGTTTCTTTTCAGTACCTGTTATCGAGATATTACTTCCACTAATAGGACTATTCGCTCCAGGTATTCCTGCTAGTTTTTTTAATTCTGCTAGAGTCATATTAGTTACCACCCACTAGGTCACCTGCCTTAGCTGGCTTATTTGCTTTAGGACCTTTGTTGCGCCATTGTCCCGCTACACCTAGTTTGTTCTTTTTAGACCCTGCAAATGACCCTGCTGGCATTAGTTGTTCTTTAACTGGTACTGGTTCTTGTTTTTCTTTAGGTTCGGGTAGTTTGTCTTTGCTTTCTAGATAATCGTATAATTTCTTACCACCGTACAGTAGCGCAATCACGCCTGCTACAGGTAATGCATATTGTACAGCTATCGTAGCAAGTCCTTGTATAGCTTCTATAGGCAACTTGCCGCCTATAATGGATGACAGGTCGTCTGCTGCTTTTTTCTTATCACCCCATGGTGTAAGTTGTCCAGCTAGTACACCTGCTACTGCACTGGGATCTGCGATTAAATTCCAAGTTAAGTTAGCTAAGTTCCAAGCCCCCTGGGGATGTGTCAAAGTTGCTGCTAATGTTACTGCTTGGAACGGATGTGTTATTACCCAGAATATACCCTGAGCACCCTTGCCCAGTGCCCAGGCAAGTGCAGTTAGTATCTTATAGCCCTGCTCTTTTTTCTCTTCTTCGCTGAGCATGTTAGTGTGTTCGACTAATCTAGCTGATAAGTTATACGGTATTAACCATTCGTTTATCGCAGCATTTGGATTTGCTGCTACAGGGTTTGGTGCTGCTGAAGGTGCCGCGTCTTTTATACCTAACCCTTCGCGCACTGCTTGATATAATGTTTTACCATCTACTACGATGTTGTTCTTAACACCTGTGAACTGTTGGAATAATTGTTCGTTGCCGGCTTCTGCTGCTGCTCTCGCCTTGCTGCCACTATATCCTGATACGCCGGCTGATTCTGGATCACGCTCGCCGCTGCTTACAAATTTAAGTACCACATGTTCACGTCCTTGATCACCACGTGCGTTATCAGTAGTACGAACAGGACCACTGTTCCAGCTATTGAGCAATTTCTCTATACTACCTTTAGACTTACCTAGTCTATCACTGCCACCAATAAAAGTCATATGACGGAAGCCTTTATCATATAACCAGTTAGCAGCATATATCGGACCTTCGACATAATCAGTAACTATGTTCTTAGTGAACTGCGGATACATCTTCTTGATAAACGCTGTCTTAATAGCAGGATCTAGAGGATCATCCTTACCTACGCTGTTGCTGAGGAAGATATAACTGTTAGCACCACCTGTGGCTACAGTTGTTTCCATAACCAACTTATGTCCCAGTGTCGGTGGATTCATACGACCAAAGCAGAAAGAAGCCATTGGCATCTTGCTCTTAGCAGCCACTTCTTCATCCGGAACTTTGTGTCTAGCGAAATTAGCAGCACTAAAACCTAAACGATCGATTAATTTTAGCTTGTCTTTACCTGCACCAAACACATAGCCTTCGTGTGCAGAAGCACCGTTAGTTATAGCAATAACTTCACTACCGCCCTGCTGGCTATCTATCTGTTGTTTGATATGTATTTTTAGATCAGTTACAGCGGCCCACATCTGCCATATACCCAGAAGTCCCGGAGCTCCTCCATCTTCTTGATATAGCCAACCGTCGTTATTTGCACCTATGAATTTAGTCTGTGCTGTTTCGTTTAGTCGTTCCTTTAAGAAATCTATGAACCGAGGAACGATATCAGATTGTATATCATCTTCTTCTAACATACGTGTGATAAAAGGACCCATAGCAGTAATAACTGCTTTGCCTTTCATGTCTGTTATTTCTTTTATGAATTTTTCTACTGCGGCTTCGTTACTATTGATAACATCGTTAGTGTTTTTAAGCAGAGTTTTATCTACAGATACTTTAGGTTTATCACTCATTTCACCGACTAAGAATGTTATCCCGCCGTTTTCGTTTAAGCCCTTCATGCCTATTAGCGGTTGGTCACCGTTTCCTAGTCCCGGAATGAATGTATGTATAGCTATACCGCCTGCGCTTTTCGCTATCTTGTCACCCAGGCTATTGCCACGATCGGGTGTGGCGTCAATCTTTACACGATATTCTACAGTATTAGGTTTGAATATGTAATATCCATCTTTTATAGTCGGAGTACCGACCCACATCAAATCTCCCATATAATACTGGTCTTTGACGCTAGGAACTATGTCTTCTAATAATGGACGTAGCGCATCTTCTGCGCTCCAGAGGCTAGCACGAGTAGCACCACGATCTTCGTCGTATGCTCTTATGCTTATGAAATCCATCTTACCTTTGGCTACTTTATCATACATGTGTTTGTCCATAAACACAAGTGCGCCACTCTTATCGCGACCAAATACTAAAGCAGGAAATCCATCCCATTTGACTGTGACAGTTTCAGTACTCTTGCTTAGTCCTGATAGTTCTTTGACTACTCGACGTGCGCCGGCAGTTCCTTGGCTAATAATCAAATCCTCAGGATGGTCGATGCCTTCTAAAAGCAAGTTTGGAGCAGTTGGAGTGAACAGTTCAAATAAAAGCATCTACTATTTACCTAGGCTGGGCTTGCAGAGAATAAGTGTTTCATCTTGGCCCACTTCTCTGGATGTTTCTGTAAAGCAGTCTTGATACCAGTTATACTAGAAATATCTCTAGCTGTAGCTTCTGGTCCTATCAATACCTTAGCGATATCATTTTTGTCTATAGCAATAACTTCATTTGTATCTCTATCAACTAATCCTCTATCTGGACTGTATTGTAGATTACCTTTTTCTTCACCTGTTTTGGGATCAACGAATATAGTTTTACTGCTTATCTTAGTTAGTGTAGGATAAAGATCGACCCAAAGATCACCACCACGCATCCCAGGATCTTTAGTAAAATCATGTGTATGTAACGGCCAAGCACTACGTGGTCTTACGATCAAATCGACCGAGAAGTGTTTACCACCAGCGGAATACTGTACAGTTAGTGTACCCGGATCAGTATCTAATCCGTGTCTCGACATATGATCAGCTAGGGCCCATTTGCTAGCAGTCATCTGTAGTTTAGCTTTCTTAGCAGGATCTGCTAGAGTATTTGCTATAGCCTTTGGACCCATTGGTTTTTCTTGTGCTGCGTTATATTCTTCTATATCTACTGGAAACTTTTCTAATAGTTCCGGTGGATCTATCATGATGTCGATATCACCACTGTCGTCTCTACCACCACCATATGGATGTTCAGGATCGAAGCTACCAGCACCGCCTGCTGTCCAACCTGCTTTTATTCCTGCTTTTTGCAGCACGGGATTGATCACATTTTTTGCTGCGAGGAATTCATCTTTATTGATTCGAGATACATCAACACCTTGGCTAGCAAGTCTTTTACCACTCTCATTTTTTATTGGTCGTTGGAATAGCTCGCATAGTAACATTGATTACCAAGCCCTGCATGACCAGTAACGTGCTTTTGTACGTGGTCCTGGATTTTCACAATGATGTCTAGCACGGAAACTCTTACGATGACCTGGCAAATGTTTCTTGATGCTCATATGCTTGTCACCGAAATTTACTTTCTTTACATTACCGGTCTTAGGGTCTTTTACAAAAACTTTTGATTTCTTAACATCGCCGTGCATGGGCTTACCTAGCGGAACTTTACGACCGTGGTATTCGGCTTCGTCTACACCTTTAGTTTTAGGAGCATCGCCTTGCCATGCTGCTGCTTTTGCTTTCTCGGGATCTTTACCTATGTAGCGTAGCATATAGCCTTTGTTACGGGCCTGTGCTTGTTCGTTATTCCATTGATTAGCATTAAATGGATAGACGCTTAATACGTTCTTACCAACGACTTTAAAATCATACATTCCCTGAGGATCGTCGCCTACGTCCATTATACGAGGATTTGCTAATCCAAATCTCTCACCAGGTATTAGTGTTTCCCATTCTTCTTTTACAGGAGCATCGCGGTCTTTACGGAATCGGAATTTGTCTGCGATGTTGCTGCCGACCTTATCACCAACTTTATCACCGACATACCCGCCTGCGATCGAACCTGCGATAGCACCAGCTGGACCTAACGCCATTCCAGCCGAACGACCTAGCATAGTTCCAGCAGCACGACCTGCAAATCCTTCCTCAATTATTCCTAATAACTCCATCATCTTATCATCGCCGAAGAGGATTATATCTCCATTAGCTGTGATTTCTGATATTTCTGTTTCTACTAGTATTTTGTCGCTGAATTCTAACATAAATCCATCACCAACTTTAGGTGATGCTTCGATTGTTTCAAGTGCAGTAATAAGATCGCGGATGTTCGACATAATAAATTAATTCTCCCGTGGAATATTTATCAATCGAGGTGTACTGTATAGTATTGCCCCATATAGTTCCCTCGATAAGGAATAGTCTCATCTGCTCTTACTAGGAATATTTCATGTTTAGTTCCGGAGGGACGAACAGTAAGACGCATCTTATCTTTACTAAGAATGTCAGCTGGTACTGATTGACCGGTTTCGGGATGAACTAATTGACATTTTGTCTTGGTTGGAACTCTATTCTTCATGTCACCTCTCTAACTTATGCTAGAGTATAACATTTTTTTAATCGATTGTCAACCGAGCTTACCAACTATCAGTGTTTAAAGACACACGTTTCCATATATTTGTGCTGTTATCAACATATGTGCCAACACAATAATACAGATAGTCGGTATCAAACGCAACCATTCCTTCTCGATCGCCTGCTGTTCCGTAACTGTGTGCTGGTGGATTGCATTTCTTATAGAATGTCTCCCAGGATATCGATCCTTGACCATTAGTAGTTAACGATTGATCAACAGAGCCGTCAACAACAGGCAGTGAATAGTTATCACCTATGGTTATTCTACCTAGTCCTGTAACTTTTAATACTTCAATTCCACCTGCATAGAATTTCCAACCGTGGATATCGTCGCTGTGGTCAACGCCAAACCAAGTATAGCTGCTTTCGTAGCCTATCGCATGATTGTAAGTAGTTGGATGGTTTTCAAATAACGTAATTTTATCAGTATTACCAGTAAATGTAGGTTGTCCTTGGTTAGTGTTTGGTAATGTTATCGTACCGTTAGCTGTTAGCGTTACAATTATATCACCGTTTACTAATCTGTCTGTAAGTTCTACACTACCTGTGGGACCAATCGGGCCTATTTCGCCTTGTGGGCCTGTTGGACCAATATTACCTATAGGACCTGTTATTCCTGGACCAGCTGATCCGGTTGGGCCTGTTCTTCCGATGGGGCCTATAACACCAGTGGGACCAATACCTCCAGTAGGACCACGTATCTCGCCTACTTGCTCCCATATCCATCCGTTCCATACAACTAGAAATCCTGTATCGAGGGTAATAAAACCATCACCTGTTTCTCCATTGTATGGAGTTGGTAGATCGTAGTAGGATTGAACTCCGCCTAAAACTTTTATACCAGCTGGACCTGTAGGGCCTGTTATACTAATGATAGTGTCTGTCATAGCTTCTTTCTCATTAGTGATTTAACAATATTTGATTAATTGTTCCCTGTGTCCAGTTTTCGATTCTAGCACGTATCCAAACGAAATTTCCGATGAAATTATAAGTTTTTACATTAGTAGCTGCTATCGGATAGACAATACTCTTGGGTGCAGCACTTATAGATATTAGACCAGTAGTATCTACATAATAATTAGAAGTGCTAGTGAGTGCAATGTCTGTCCAGTCGTCTGATTGGGGATTTTCGACTAGTGTACCTTGGATCTTTAAGGTTCCGATAAAACTAGTCAAACTGATCTGTACAGTATGATATCCGTCGCCAAATCCGTAAAATCCATCACCTTTGTATTTGTCCCCGTTTTGGTCTACGGGTAAGTAATGGAAGCTATCGTGTGATGTTGAATAAAGTATTATATCGCTATTTGTTGCCATGTTTTTAAGGTCCTATCGTATTTATTACAATAGGACCGCGAACGGCTTCAGTTCTTTTTCTTTTTAGAGGCAGTTTTAATCCTATAGGCCTGTGCGAATCGTGGGAGATCCATGCCTTCGATTGCAGTTAGATCTTCAAATCTAGCATATCTCTGTTTACCTTCAAACACACCCTTGATTCCGTTGCTGTCGATACTTATTACAGTGCCAGTTTTCTCTGTAGCTAGGATAGCATGTCCAAATCCTTTGATAGTCATTTTAGCACTAACGACCACTCCGGGATTGATTAGATTATGTGCTGCTATCTGTTTGCCTAAGCTCTGCATTTCATTGTTCATCTGCTGCGTTTGCCTCCTGTATTTCAGCATGGGTGACTATCTTGATAACTTCTCTGATGATAGGTTGCGCTATCATCTGTAGCATTAGTAAGTCTTTACTTTCTTTAGCGTAGATATAAGTCTGCCAGATATATTTGTGATTACCTTCCATGTCTCGTATCAGTTTATCGATGTTAGCGTAGCGTTCTCGATTATTTTTTAACAGTCTTACTAAGTTAATCTTGCTAGCATCTGTTAATAGCGACATGCGATCTTTCAGCATAACCTTATAACGACAATCGTGTATAAGACGGTCTTTGATTATGATCTTGTGATTAAGCAGGCTATCTAATGCTTCATCACTAGCAGGCTCGTGGAACTCTACAATATCATTACTAAATTCGTTCTGTATGTTTGCAAGAGTTGATCGATCCATAAAGAAAAGGCTTAATGATTTGTGTTCACAACGGAAACGCAATTCATTCCTGTCATATTTTTCTATGAATCGTAATGCCTTACGTAGTTCCGTTGGATAGGCCATGATTGTATCGTGGAATAGCATCCTATCGTTTACTAGGCCCCTACCTGCCTCAGCTTTGTCTAGAGCATCGTGGCTGGTATAGCGAATATAACCAGCCCATGGTGCTTGTACTATTACCTTATATGGAAACTTCTTCCAAAACAGGCTCGATGTTTTCACCGTTATCATTTTTAGGTTCCCTATAGTTTAGTATAACATCGTTGTTAAATGCGTCAACTTCTACTCGGCCACCGTTCTTGAGTAAACCAAATAGCATTTCGCGGCTCATAGGCTTCTTGATCTCAGTGTCTATAATCCTCGATAGGGGTCGTGCGCCCATCATAGGATTAAAGCCTTTGTTCATCAGTAAGTTTCGACCTTCGTCGGTTACTGTAACAGTTACGTTAACCGACGAAGGTCGAAAC